AACAACATTAAGTTGGAGTTCTCTAAAACGTTTATTATACGTATCATCGATAGCAACATTACCAGTATCTAAATAATTGTAGTTATTAAAATAAGGTGTAAGTTGCCAATCTCCTTGAATAATGTTATCATCACGTCCATTTAAGGATTCTTTAACAATCAAGACATTAGAATTAGTTTCTAAGTTATAAGGTATAACCTCATAGTGAACACCTGATTGTTTATTTCTATATAATAATGCAGTATGTGAAACATTATCATCTCCAATACCTTTTAGATAAAGTCTATAACTTCTAGTAACTGTGTTATATACAAGATGTAAATCCAAGTTACCAAAAGATTGTTCATCTATATAAGGTACTATAGTATAAATATAATGTACTTCTTCATCTTTTATTCCACTTTGAACATTGATTACATCAAAGTCAGTAAAGTGTACTGTTTCTCTACGTTCAGCAGATACTTCATTAGTTATAGGTCTAAATACTTTATCAAGAATCTTAATTGTTTCTTCAGTAAACTTAATAGTATAGTTTGCTATAGCAGTTGAATTTGTGAAGTTCTTTAAGTCAGTCGCATCAGATGTGTATCTATTAGGTTTTAATACATAGAACTGTGTATCTGTTTTAAAGAATATTTGATCTTTAAGAACTATCATATTTATAGCATCCAATTCTGGAATAAATATATTAGTCATTATTTTCTTTTGAACACAGCTTGCTATTGTTTCTCCTACCGTAACTAAGATAATACTATCTGTAGTAACAACAAGTAACATATCTAGATAATTGTGTACTGCAAGAATTTCATTATCAAACATCAAAGTATTATTAGGGAATGGGAAATAACTAGCATCTTCTATATCTGAAAAGAATATAGTATCTGCAGCTCCTTCAACACCGTAAAGACCGATGCATCCAGCCCAGCTAATCATACCTTTAGCAGTAGACAAATCAAATTCTTTATTTTCTAATTTAGCATTACTAGAAGTTTCACAGTCAACTAAATGTGGTAATTGACTTTCTGTTGCAGTTTGACCACTTTGTCTTATTGTAATTCTAACAAGTGTTTTTAAATATGTTGGTATGAAGTCAATCCATAACGCACTGCCTGAAGTAAACTCTGTCCAATCTGTGATTGTAGTATATTCAGCATCAGTTTGTGTTGCGTCCATAGTTTCAACTTTATATTGATATGTAGCACCAGAAACTTGATACTGATAATAAGCACGAAGTGCATAAGTTGTACCAACAACTGGATTAAGTATAGGCATATCACTTTGTTGTGTTTCATAAAGAATAATACCTAATACTCTTGGTGCTCCACCAGAAACATCATTAAATAAATATGGTGAATTATGTAGAATATTATATCCACTAGCAGTTGCTTCTGTAGGATTAAGCGTCTTTGGTTCAATAACTTCACGTCTTATCTTATAACCTTGGCTAGTATTTCTTATAACAAGTTTAGTTAAATCTGCTTTAGCTAAGCTATTGAATATATTCTTATTATGGTTTGCTGTATAAAGTGTTGCTTCAATAGGAGCTCCTGAGAATGCATATATCTCATTTGCAAGGATTGCACTAATAGGTTTTCCTAAGTCTCTTATAATCTTTTTATCATAAGCATATGCATTTTTAATAGTACGTGTAGAAATGTAACCAATATTTTCATTCTCTACTTTATTAAAATCTTCAGCACCTTTATCACAATATAAAGCCCAACCATTTTCATAAACCTCTGTAGTTATTTGACCAGGTGTAATTATTTGATCATTATCATCATATACGTTTGTATCTGTATTGATAGTGAATCTAGTTATACACATTGGTACATTTAAGTTTGCAGGTGGTACTAAATCCTGAGGACTAATATAATTTTCTATTTTACTATAATGTCCAAAGCTCATAAGTAAATCTTTAATATCATCAATTTCTGTAGTAGCTTCATTATAAGTATAAATGTAATCTGTTAGATGCATTCTACCTAAATGGTGTTTACCTGCATAAGGTATTGTAGTTAATAAAGACCTACCTTTTCTAGTTTTAATACAAGAACCTGTATCATCTATATCATAATTAACTAAGACTTTTACATAACCTTCTGGGATATTCTGATTCGTTAAGTACATACCATTAGCTACACTCTGTAGTTGTGTAGAAATTCTAACGTTACGAGAACGTAATCTATAAAACCTTTGTGTTGTAGCCACGCATTACCACTCCTCTCGGATGTAGATCCTTAGGTCTGTGCTCACGAATATATGAGAAGTCTATGAATCCACCTTCATTATTTTGGAACATTTCAGGTACTAGCATATGATAATCTCTCACCATATAGAATAATTGTTGGTTATATCTTGTCTGATAATCAATAGCAATTTGTTCTCCTTCTTCATCACTTGTATAGAAATACAAAGCAGTACCTAATGCAACAACACTACGAAGGTATCTATCTGGGATAACATCATAGACTGTTCTATCTTTAGGTTCTTCAGGAAAATTTTCATTCCATACATTTACAAAATCTTCCCACTCTGAAAACGTAGGATAACAAGATTGTAGTTGTTCGTTGATATCATCGATAACTCTGTCCATAAAATAATAGATATCAGGTTGTCTTAGATATTCAGATGGAACATAAGTCCTATTGATAGTATCTACTAACTTTTTGATTTGCATATTGTACCTCCTTTTCTAAAAGAATAAAAGCAGGGATATAAGTTCTCCCTGCTTGTATATTAAATATGTAATTGACCAGGAGAGTATTCAAAATTATTTTTGACATCTCCAGCTTTGTTCTGACGAGATATCATAGCATCTATTCTCTTAATCTTTGTGATTATGTGAGAAGCATGAGTCTCGTTTATATAATAAGTTTGACCATCACATGGCACATCTACAACAATACCGTTAACGATTTGTCTTACAACATTACCTAAGTAAGGTGCATAGAATGGAGAGATGCTAACAGCAACCTTATTCTCTGCACGATACTTTGAAACTAATCCTTTTCTTTTTAGCTCAGCTTTATTAAATCCTTTTTCATGATTTATTTCTGCTGCATTTGAAGCAGGTTTTTCTATTTCTTTTGCGGCTTCATTAACGACGTCATCTAGAAATGCGTCGATGTTCTCCTTTTTATTAGCCATATATGTTTCCTCCTATCTTCAGACTAATTAAAGTCTGGGTTTAATTGTGTAGGAATACAGTAGTAGATAGCTACAGCTTCAGTTCTTGTAGAACCAAATCCTACACTGTTAATCTTAAATCCGATAGATTGTCTTTGATCGATAGGGTCTAGAACACCAGCAGATCCTAACGCTTTAACATACATTTTAGCATTTCCTTGTCCTGCGATGCAAGTTCTTGTTAAACAATCTGCACCTAGAACGAAAATTCTATCAACTTTAACTTCATAATATGTACCATAACCGTCAACGATTGTATCGTTATAAGCATCAAGATCCCAGTATTTTAATCCAGGAATATAAGATGCTTTCTTACCAGTTCTAGAATCATATACGTAGTTATCTGGATTATCTGATGAATCCAAATGTGGTTTCTTATAAGTAGTTCCTGCAATAACTTGATATTGCATCTTGCTAGTATTAGTGTTGTAACGAGCTACTAATAAATAGTCATCTTCAACTGTACTAATAGTTGCATGGAACTCACCACTATTATCTACGTGCATTGTTTCATAGAACTCTAATCCAAACATTGGAGGAATAGGTCCCATATCATCATAGAAACCTTTAGTAGTTTGGTTAATAGTCATATATTTTTGAACTAGTGCATCATCAATCATATCAAAATAGAAATCTGGTGTACCAATTACCATATATCTATTACCACTTCTTGGTTTAACTAATTGTTTTTTCATTGATAAAGCGATAACTCTTAAGTCTTCTAGTGATGGTTTTGAATCTTCTAAAGTTAAACTTTGGAAGTTAGCAACTTGTCCAGCATAGAATGCAGATGCTACAGTAACTAATGCATCTCTTGCTAATAGGTCTAAAGTTTCCATAGCAACGATTGCATATTCTTTAGTGTAGTGTGCAATAACTGGGTCAATTACTTCAAAGTCTACTTTATCAGTAAATTCCATATAACGACCATATTGGAAAGTATTGATTTCATATTTTTCCATTGATCCTTTATCACTGAATGGTGGCACACCTTCATCTAGTGGAACAGTGTGTGCTTGTAATGGAGCCCATCTACGAATTTGTAGTTTAGCAGCTCCGTTTTGAATTGGTGTTTCATTTGCTAATCTGTAGAAAACGAAATGTTTTTCATCTAAACGGATAGTATCTAGTAATTGCTTATCGTAAAATAATTCTGGTCTAATCGCATAACCGTGATTAGTAAAATATTCTATGTAACTGTTAATGTCAGCTACTGGATTTAAAGCATTTAACATAGTATCTACCTCCTTTTAATTTTTCTTATACTATTTAATTTCTTTGGAAACAGTATTTAATAGGCTATTGAACTCTGCCATTGTCTTAACATCGGTTGGGGAATCTTTACCTTTACCTGATTTACCATCAGGAGTCGCAGCGTCGTTTGACTTATTAGATTGTTTAATCCAGTTTTGTCTTTCTGCTTCGATTTGTTTTTTAACAATATCATCAAAAAACATACCTTTATACAATGTATCGAAGTTAATCCCTGGTGCTAATAAATCAATCTTGCTTTCAATCGCACGTTGCACAAACATCTCAACTTCTTTCCCCGTTAAGTTGTGTGCTTGTTGTAAAGTTCTAAGACCTAGCATTAAAGTTTGGTCTCTCTGACTTTGAGTTAATTCTTTAATACGTTCTTCTTGTTGGTCTACCTTACGAAGTAGTTCTGGGTTAGCAGCCATACCTTGTAATTGAGCTTGTTTTTTATACGCTTCATTTTCTAAAGCCTGTATAAACGCAGCTTCATCACCAGCAAAATTAGAACCACGCATCAAAGTTTGCATGAATTTTTTATATTTAGTGTTTTCTGCACGCATCGCAGCAAATGCTTGATTCGCTCTTTGTTGCTCTATTTGAGCTTGAGCATCAGCTTCTGCTTGAGCAGTGCCATCATCACCATTTCCATCAGCACCAGTATTTGCATCGCCGTTGTCAGTTGCTGTACCTGCATCTGCACCAGCATCGCCTGTATCTGGAGTGACAGGATCTTGTGTTTGTCCATCTTGACCAGCATCTGGGGTTCCTGCATTAGGGTCCACGCCAAAGTCACTTAACAAACTATTGATATCTTCTGGCATATTATATCCTCCTATCTTTTGAGATTGCCGAGTTCTCAGAGGTAGATAGACTACATACCATTTGTGGCTGGTAGAAGCCTATGCCTATCTAAGACAATTATAGAAAGAAAAAATGAAAAAGTCAATACTTTGTATTGACTTTGTCTAAAGTGTCTCTAATTTCTCTCTTATAGTCGTCATCAAATATCTCATTTAATATTACTAAAACGATATCTATGATGCTTAATATTATAAGTATTGCAATACTTATGATAGTGTCAAACATTATTGTCCTGTATAAGAACCTGTGACACCTAAGATTGTGACACCTTGTTTAATATTTCCTGCAACGATATTAGAATCGATAGCAGCAGTTA